AGTTGCACTTGCCGCATCAAGAGCAACAGGACCATATAGGGAATTTTCTTTTCTCACTGGAGAATTAGATAAAAACTTTAAAGATCTAGCTGCAGCACTTGCACTTACTGATCTTGGAAAAATAGATCAACTTAGAAATGAAATAAGTGATTTGAATGAGGAGCTGGGTAAAGTATCGCTCCCTGTCCAGGTGTTTGCATTGGAAATGAAAGAATCTATCATAAAATCTCTATCGTGGATGATTTTGTTTCACGAAGAAATCAAGAAAGCTGGGGGTGGGATGCAGCTTCTTGAGAAAATTCCAGGTATAATTAAAAAAGTTAATAAAGCATTTGAAGAATTAAAGATAGAGATGCCGGAATTTGATAAACCGAGAATGCCTAAAAATCTTTTAAAAGATATTGAGCTTCTTCAACAAAAATATACGCTTATTAAACTTATTGGATCAGAAATGGAAGATCAATTTGTAAGGCAATCTCCAATGTTTACAAGTGTGAGAGCCAATATGGAAGTAGAGGCTCAACAGATTGCAGTTAAACACTCTTTATTAAGAAAAGAAATGGAATTAAATGCAGAAAGTGCAGAAATGAATGCAATTTTTACTGCAATGGAAAACCACGGAGTAGACTTAACAATTAAAGAAATAACTAAATATATTGCATTACAAATCAAACAGGCTGAAGTAGAACAGGCTATTAATACAGCACAGTTAAAATATAAGACCGATACTATGCGAAATATTTCACAAATTATCGGAATAAATAAGAAGAATGCTTTGATAGCAGGAAGAATAGCACAGGCAGCAGCTATAATAGATACTTACTCTGCCGCAAATAAAGCATTTAGAGAATGGGGCGGTTATCCATTGGGAATTGCCCCTATGTTAGCTAGTATAACCGCAGGCCTTGCCAATGTATTGAAAATAGAATCACAATTATCCAGTATCAGTGGCGCAGCCAGAGGTGCTGATTTTGTTACCAGCGGTCCGCAGATGATAATGGTAGGCGAAAACCCTGGAGGTTTGGAACGAGTCCAGGTCACTCCGCTTTCATCTCCCAATATTAATGGACCCCAGGGTGGCAGTATCACAATCAATATTTCCGGAGGCATAATTCAGGAAGATTATATTACCAACGAACTTCTGCCTGCGATTAATAAAGCGAAAGCATTGGCTTAATGCTAACTTTTGATTCCAGCCTAACCGATGCTTTAAATACGCATTCAACCGAGGCATTCTGGGTACTTAAATTATACTATAATGATGAATCTTCTTTCTATGGAGTTTCAGACAAAGATAGAATTGACGGTTCGGATACTTATTATGGCATAGTTTCAAGTTGGGGCAGTCTTAATCAAAGTTTAGACTTCTTCAACTTCACTACCTCAACAGGCAATATGTCTGTTAAGCTGATTAATACAGATAACACAATAGACGGCGGACGTTTCTCCGATTTATTCTCTACTTATAATTTCGCCAATAGAAAATGGGAACTATTCTTAAATACCGATAGGGCTGGAACATACGACACATCAGCGAGGATGATAGGGACAGGGATAATAAGCGAAGGGAGTTACACTCCCGAATTTGTTACATTTACTTTGATGGATAAGTCGGGATATTTTCATAGGAAAATTCCCAAAGCAGTTATTCAAAATACTGATTCCGGTGCGGATCATTACTATACAAATGCACCCGATAACAATATAGGATTACCAATTCCAATGAATTTCGGGGACTTTCACGATAGAGAGGGTATTGGGACTATACCGACTGGGGCTAATTTTAATCGACACTTTACAAAGGGTAAGTTTCCTGCCATTGTTGTAGATAGGTGGGATGAAACAAATGCGACTGTTGAAGCCCTTGTTGATTCAACCAATGTAACACATAATGAACTTGATACATCAAATGTATATATGGAAGTAAATGGTTTATTTGGTGCGTGTAATTCATCTAACGTTACAGTTAGTACAGCTAATTCCAAGATAACTGCAAATGGTAGTGATTGGAAATTCTACATGAAGGCACAATCTCATAATACTTATTCTGGCGGTTCAAACTATTCCAATATGATTGATGATGATTTTGGGACTGCACCTTATAATTTATCCCAAACTGGCAATGGTGCCGTATCTGTCGGATTCAGAACAGGGAAAGTTCCAAATTTAGGTACTATTGATTCCGCTAAATTATTAATAGCTTTTGGTAGTTTTACTGGAGGTACACCGTATATAGATTTTAGAATTTCAGGAGCATCTGGAGCAGGAGGTAGTATAATATCTTATTTAACTTGGAATGGTGGTGACCAATCCTCGTCGATAGGTACAAGGTACAGTGAAAGTGAATTTTTTATTACAATAGACAATACTGGTGGTATAGGCTCTCGTAATGTTAATATTGATGAAGTGGGTATTGAGCTAAAGGTAACGCCTGACCATTCTTTTACTGTGAACGTTGGCTCTATTGAGGAAGTGACATCGGATAGATATGTCTCTGAATTATATGATAAATCAGAGAGTGCAGGTCAATATTTAGAAACAACTAAAAGAATAATTAGAACCGTATCAAAAATTGTACCAGCATCTGTTGATTATCTCTATTTTTCTGGAAAAGGTAGGGAATATGGCTCTTGGATTACTGATAGTAGCAGGAGTGTTGGTTATAGTTCTGGAGATTTAATAGAAAACCCTATATTTATGATTGAAGATATTATGCGGTCAGAACTTGGATTAACATCTACTGAAATAAATACAAGCGTATTTGATACTATGGGCAATAATTCAAGTGGGTATATTGGTGATTTATTTAACATCGCTGTTGATTCTATTGATTTCGCCTTTAGTCAGCCAAAATTTATTAATTCAAGGGATATGATTAATAAACTATGCAAACAAGTTTGCTCTTGGGTGTGGTATAGCGGTGATGGAAAGTTTAAAATTAAAACATTGCAGAGAACAGGAGACTATACCTCTGCCGCTTATTATAATAAAATAATAGATTTCAACGATATTAGTCTAAAGTCAATTTCGAGAACAACTGTAAATAATGTTAGAAATGATATTACGGTCAAATACGCTTACGACTACGTTAAAGACCAGCCGATTAAATTAAAAAATGTTTCTGATTCTACAAGTAAAGGTACAACGGTAAGCGGTTATAATTTATCAGATGGATTGAAATTAGAATTGGATGCAGATGGAATTATCGAAGATAGTGTTGCTAATAATTTAGCCAATGCCTATTTAAACGTATTTAAAGACCAGAAAATTATATTAAAATTTGACTGTCTACGTCCTACTTATAACGATTTGGAAATTGGAGACATTGTTAAGTTTTCTAATTGGGATTCAACTATTAAACTATACGGTACAGCAATGGGAACAGATTATTACATTATTTCAAGTATTTCTAAAAAAATAATGGCAAAGAGTTTTATTTACGATAGTATAGGTTTTTCAGAAGCACCATTAAAAGCTGGTACGGTTGCGGCGGACGAAATTACAGATTTGTACACATATACTGCAGCAGAGGCACAGATAACCAATGAGCATCGAGCGACTGATATGTCTATAGGTTCAGCAATAACAAGCTTCAATCAAAACGATGCGATAAGATTTGATTTAGGTAGCGGAACAAATGGAACAGCAAATGTAATAGCTGTGCATTTTAACGGTGCGGAGGACAGTGAATTTGAGCTGTACGCAGGCGATAGTGCTTCCAGCCTTGGAAACAGTACTCTGGTGTCTAATGTTTTTAGTGTTTCTTCATCTGGAGGTTGGAATATATTTACATTTACTGAAACAACAATAGATTCAAATTCAAGATGGTGGCATTTTGTCAGCACACTTGAAACGATAGAAAATATTACAGAAATAATAATCGGCACTAAATATGATTTCGACATCAACTTTGATTTAAGTAATAAAATTGGTGAAGAATTTGGAACAGATATAGTCACAAGTTACGGTGGAAATGAATACTCAAATAAAAGACACGAACCCAAAACAACTTGGGCTTGGAATTGGTCTTATATGTTGGACAGCCACAAGACATCGCTTGAATCTTTAAATTCAAATGTGCAAGATTGGAAGAAGTTTATATACTATGATGAAACAGATTATCATTATGTACGAATGACAAAACCAATGGTCTTCACAGAGGTTGCTCCAAATGTATATAGCACATCAGTTTCATTAAGAGAACAGTTATCATAATTGTCCGTAATATGCCATAATTTGCGTTTTAAGCGACCTTTGGCGATTATTGATATAAAGAGTCGAGTAATAAATAAAGGGGGCTTAAAAGGGCTGT